GTGAATGCAATTCAGAGCACCGTGAGCAGCGTTTTCAATGCCCTAAAGAACACCGTCACCTCGATATGGAACGGAATCAAGTCCGCGATCGAAACACCGATTAACGCGGCAAAAACGGCGGTGCAAAATGCGATCAATGCAATGAAAAACGCATTCAATTTCGAGTGGTCGCTGCCTAAATTGAAATTGCCACATTTCAGCATCTCCGGCAGTTTCAGCTTGAATCCTCCGTCAGTACCTAGTTTTTCAGTGGAGTGGTACAAAACGGGCGGCATTATGATGAATCCGACGCTTTTCGGATTCAATGGTAACAGGGCGATGGTAGGAGGCGAGGCAGGAGCGGAGGCGATTCTCCCTCTTGAGCAGTTCTACACAAGGCTGAACAGGATGCTCGACAGCAAATTGCAGGCGATCAATAACATGACAAAGGTCTATGTTGATAACAAGGTATTCCTTGACGGAGACGAGATTGCAAGCAGGACGGAGACAAGGGTCAGCGATAAAATGGCAGATAATTATAAAAAGAGGAGGTAAGAAAGCAGATGAAGATTGCAGAGACGGACATCAAAATATTTCGGGCAAAGCAGTTAAAAGTCGAATTTCAACCTCCTCCCACGGTGGTGGATGTTGAGATGTTTGAGGGGGCGTTGACACCGTCAGAGAATGACACGGACACGCCTCTGTCATCCATCAAAGTCGAGGTATATTTCAGAGGAGAGAGCAGAGATGAAATCCGGAGGAATGTGAGTAAGTTTTGCGCTCTCCTGCAAAAAGGAACGCCTCTCACATTAGACGGATACCGCGACGGATTTATGGGTTACATGACATCGAACACGACGACTAAAACCATCACAGGAAAACGGTATAGAGCAGAATTTGAGTTTTCCGGATATTGGTTTTCGGACGAGGTTGAATTGAATTTCAACGAGGTGAGCGAGTTTTCATTCGATGCGGAGGGAACAAGAGACGCACCCTGCATCATAAGCATGACAGCATTGTCATTTGTAGAGGAATTAAAAATCACAGGTTTTTCGGATGAAATCATAATCACAAACATCAACAGAGGCGAGACCGTGGTGATCGACGGGGAACAGGGAACGGTCATGGTGGACGGGAAAAACAAATTTCTTGATGTTACCTTGTGGGAGTTCCCGTTTCTGACGGTTGGGGAGAAAAAGACACATAACATTGTTGTTTCGAGTGACAGGATGATGGTGACTATCAGATACAGACCGATGTGGTTATAGGAGGCGCGACATGATTTTATATAATGACGAGCATGTGAAAATATGCACCATGTCCGCATATAAAGGGCGATGTATAACAAGCACATTGAAAACCGGAGACAAGGAAATGACATTCATGTTCCGGAGGAATTACCGATACGCAAAGCAGATCAAAGAGGAGGGGTATATCCGGACAAAGACAGACGAGTTCGTCATTAAAAAGGTTGAGCCTGCGGATGGGTGGTATACATGCACCGCGCAGATGAACGTGGAGGAGTTGGAGGGGAAACAGTTCCCGACAGGATTCACAAGCACCGAACAGACGGCTATTTCCTGCGTGTCAGCGGCAATCGAGGGAACGGGATGGACGGTCATCCGGTGCGAGGTTACAAAGAGGAGAACCATCAAACAGGAGAGTAACTGTTCCGCGTGGGAGATCATTCAGTCGGTCATTACAACATATCGGTGTGAGGTGGCATTTGATAGCATAGGGAAGACGATCTCAATTTATGAAAAGATCGGGAAAGATAGCGGAACGTATTTCATAGAACGTCTCAATCTGAAAAAGTTGCAAATTCAGTCGGATTCGTATGACTTTGCGACACGGCTGATTCCGGTCGGCAAAGACGGCCTCATGCTCAATATAGACGGAAAAAATTACATAGAAAATTATCAGTATTCCCGAAAGATAAAGACGGCAACGTGGAAAGATGACAGATATTCGGTTATGTCCTCGTTGCTTGAGGATGCAGAGGCAAAACTGGATGAAATGTCAAAACCATATCGGTCGTACACAGTGGAAATAAAAGACCTTGCAGCATCAAGACCGGAAAAATATGGTGAAATACTTGGATTTGGTCTCGGAGACACGGTCATGCTGATCTCAAAGTCAGAGAGGATTCGGGAAAAGCATCGAGTTGTGAAGATGTATGAGTATCCGGAGAATCCGGATGCAAATAAATGTGAACTTGCGAATACAAGGCTTTCGTTCGAGGAATTGCAAAAACAGGAGCAGGAATTGCAGGCGGCAGAGATTTCGGCGGTGGCATCGAGCGCAGCGACGGAAACTCTTAATGATGCGGTCGAAAACAGCGAGGAAATCCAAAAGATAGCCGCACAGATACGAGCAGCAGTGGAGGCGGCAGTCGACGACACGATGCGTCAACTGTATGCAACAAAAGCAGAGGTGCAGTCGGCAAGGGATGACGCTGTGGAGGAATCAGAAAGAGTCCTCATTGATACGCTTGAAAGTTATTCCACAACCACGCAGGTGGAGGAGATGCTCACGGAGGCGATCACGAATGAGGCAATCTCGATTGCGAAGATGTATGCGACGAAAAAGAGCCTCTCCGACACGCAAAAAGCCGCAGAGGAGACGATAAATGACCTCAAAGACAGAATTGTATGGATTGCGGACAAAACGGGTTATTTAAGCGAATATGAGGACAGATTTGCGGAGGCAAGAGAGACAGAGCAGGACGGAGGTGAGGATGAATGAATATCATCAGACATATAAAAGTTGATCTGTATGGAGATGTGAAAAGGTATGCAGTGGCGGCGAAACAGTTGGACATGGCGACACGTTATGTCGGAGTAACATTGACAGTTGACGGAGTTGAGTGGGAGATTCCGAAAGATGTTGAGATTGCCGTGGCAATGAGAAAACCGGACGAGAATAGGGTGTGGAATGACTGCACTCGTCAGAAAAACGAGGTGCTCATACCACTCACACGTCAGATGCTCGCCGTTCATGGAACGGCTCTCTGTGATGTGGAACTGTATCAGAATGGAGCACTCCTGTCGAGCGCGTCCTTTGAACTGGAAATCTATCCGTCACAGAGGGTCGACGAGACGATCATTTCTTCGGGAGAATATACAAGACTTGAGAATGCAATTTATGCGGCGCGTGAGGCGTTGCAGATGGCGCAGGAGACATCAGAGCGTATCAATGCAGAAGAGGCATTGCGTGAGGCAGCAGAGGCCGTCAGAGTTGCGCAGGAAAAGGCGAGGGAGATCAAAGAAAGCCAACGGGAGGACAGGACAGCGGCAGCAATCAAAGACTGCATTGAGGCGACACAGGATGCAATCGAAAAGACTGCGGCCTGCGTAAAAGCAACAGAGGCCGCGCGGAAAGTCGTCATTGACATGTCCGGACTGAATGCGATTCTCAATGAGGTAAAGGACTATTATGAGAGAATCAGAGCACTCGAAACAGACATCAACATCACCATAGACGGAGGAACGGCGAAGAGCAGGGAGTTCCTGCTCATAGACGGAGGAACAGCGTTCTCAACGGACTATGATAAATATAACGCAGGCAGAGCGCACACGATTTAGGAAAGAGGTGAGAGAGTAATGGCAACCGCAACAATCAGAATTAAAAAGGATACAACGGCGAACTGGACAGCATCGGGAAGAGTGCTTGATGATGGCGAACTCGGTATCGAAATTACCGAGGAGGGTCATCGCGTCATCCGTGTCGGCGACGGGGTAAGTGCATTTATGAACTTGCCTGTCGCAGTGGATATCGAGGCGATCAATGCAATAAAGACCGGAATGGACACCAATGCGAAAAAGTATTACGAGGACATGGTGAACAAGGGAGAGGAGATGCTCAAGAAGATGGAGCAGCAGGCGATCACGGTCGAGTTGCAGGATGATGAGACAAAGATTGATTATCGGATGGGGATTTCAAACGGTTCACTCTATTTTGAGGAGGTTGACGAAAAGACAACAGCACCGGAGGATGGAGACAGTGATTCACCGGAGGAATCCGAAAACGAAAATAATGAGGAGGTAAGCGAGTAATGGCAGCAGGAGACAGAATTTTCATGGCAAAGGAGGAAACGTCGCAGGAAATACTTAAAAATACAGAGAGAATCCTCGCAGGCGCAGCAGAAAAACCGAAACGATATGGAATGCGGATAAATTTGGCTGACAGCAATCCGGCGACGAGGGTGACGTATCTGTATGATGCGGTCGGGATGACACCTGCAAAGATGAATTTCACGGCAGGGATGTTTGACTATGGCGATTGGGGAGATATTTGGTTCGTCAGAGATAATCGTCCGGTCATGCTTAATAATGACGGAACGGTCGACTATGAATTGAACCATGAGAACCACGCCCTCAAACTGACGGGAGGAGCAAGCGACATCGCATCCGTTGCATACGCAGGAAACGCGAT